ATTCGAATAAATTACTTGTAATACGAAATACTTTATCTAGTCTCAAGTCAACAGCGTTAGGTTGGCTATCACCCTCTTGTACTCCGGTTAACAAAGACTTACTGCTAGGACCTAATATATGTTTCATACTTCCTCTGGAATATAATATGGATTTTCATGGGTAGCAAAATATGCTACGGGAGATAATTGTTTGTATTTAAAATTAATCTTAAATACCACATTTGGTTCTAGTGATTGTGCAAACTCAAACTTAGTAGAAGAAAAGTTTAAGTCTTTATCGTAAAATAAAGGTGATATTTCATTTCTGAATACAAACATCTCACCACTATTATACATGATACAGGCAAAAGTGCCATCGATTCTGGATAACGCACTCCAACCATAGTCAACAATCTGTTCTTGTAACCATTGAGTATCCCAAGTACCTGGCGATAAGGTCTTCTGCTTTATAATACCGTTATGCCATAACAAACAATCACCATAGGCCGAAGGATGAATATTATCCGAATTGGTTGTTGGTGCCTGTGAATGTGCAATAAAAAATAAATCATTAGGTAGTGTATTTACTAAGTCAACAGCCAGTTTACCTTTATCCTGAAATAAAGTTTTTAGCTTTGTTTTCTCCTCATCTACCATAAACGACGAGAGGGAGTAACTTAACTCCCCTCTATATGCGTTTAATTTGTATAGATCTGCTAGTTTTGATTTAGAAAATGAAGCAGTTATAGCGCACATATTATACTTTCATTTTATCAAATAATGTTTCCCAATCGATTACTTTAGAATAAGCAATCGGATCGGCTGTGCCTATCTTTGCAAAATTTGCAATTCGTTCAGAACAACTTGGACATACCCCACATGACTCATGTTGCTGATTAGGATTATAACACGTTAATGTAAATGCAGTCAGCATTAAGTTATTTTCTAACTCTTTAAGAATTTCTAATTCATCGTACTTTGACAATTGACTAAAAGGTGCGTGAAGTTTAATTTTAATAATTCTATTTTCAGATAGAAGATCATTAACCTTATCTACCCAGCGCTGGGTCGTATCGTGGTAACCGTACTCATCATGAACCTGTAAGCCACATACAACTGTGTCAACATTCTGAGTCTCAGCAAAAGCAGCAGCAATAGACATCAAAATCATATTACGATTAGGCACATACGTCTTTGGTCTTGGATCCCCTAAGACATCTTTAATCGTTGGCATCTCCATATCGGTATCAACGTTTGCTGAAAACCCTTTACTAATATCACCAAGAAAAGATGCATCAATAACTTTATGCTTAACCCCAAGTAAATTAGTTGACATTTTAGCCATATCAATTTCACGTTGTTGTTTTTGGCCATAAAAAAACGTTAATGCAGATACGTTTTCTTTGCCATATTTCTCAACAGCCAATCGCATGGCAATAGTTGAATCCATACCACCAGATAAAATAACTACACAACCTTTTGCTTCAGGTAGTAATGACAATGCTTCATTAGCCTTCATTTTGTATCTTTCTTTCTTTTTGTATACGGTGAATATAAACTACAGCATCCATTAATTCTTCCTTGAGGTGCTGTACCCATTGTTCAAAGTCTAGGTCGGTACGTTCGGTTGTTACCCCGTACTTATTAAACCCATGAATTGCTCTACTTTGAAATTCATTACAAATTTCAGTCACATTTTTATCAGGTCCTATAATTTCCATTATTGCCTCGCCGTCTTAGTACAAAAGTTATATGTATCAATAATAGGGGTAAGGCCTAGTAGTGGATAATTTGTTGCTCTTACGGGGTTAATATCAATACCCCCCCTTCTTGTATACAAACATGCAACTAATAATTCTTCTGGTTTTAGCAAATCATTTAAACGTTTAAAGATACATTCACAAATTTCTTCGTGAAAGTGATTCTCTTTCCGCATACTAATAATATACTTTAACAAGCTTTCAGGGTGAACTGTTACCATACCTTTAATATGCACGTAGACATCACCCCAATCTGGTTGATTAGTTACCCGGCAATTTGAACGAAGAGAATGCGATCGCCATCTTGCATAGTGATTATTATTATACATAATTTTCAAAATACCAGATGACTCGTTATAATCCTCAAATTTCATTTCATTAACATCACAATAAGATTCAAGCGATGTAAAATCACCTGCTATAGGTCTTACAGTATCAATATCGCCAATCTTAATATAAACATTGACCTCGGCACCTACTGCCTTACTAAGATCTCTAGCAATCTGTTCTTCAACATGCCACAATTGATCTACAGTCTTAATAAGTCGAACCATATTATAGGAGTTTAAATACAACTTAACCGACTTTGACTCTACAATATTTGGACTACTAGCCGAATAAGTAAACTTGATCCAGCCAGAAACAGGGTAACCATTAACCAATAAAGTACTAAATTCATAACCGTTCCAAGCATCAATACCAATAAAAGGTAACTCTTCTTCTATAATACCATAACCGGTTCGATTAAGATGACGTGGTACAGATACAAGAAGACTAGGATCTACATTATCCGGGGTTACATAAGGCTTAACAGCTGTCCCATCTCCTGCTTTACCTAAATGCACACCCACTAATGCATTTAATTGTTCTTGATTATCCATTATCTTCCTTCAAGTATATCAATAATTGTACTAACTCTATTACGCACAGAGCCTTTAACGCGTATAACATGCAATGATTTCTCTTTAATTATACTTTCAAAAATATTAACTATATCATTTCTAAACGTAATGTCTTTACTACGAACACCATCATCAACAATATCAAACTCTGGTTCAATATAAAACACATAATCGTACTCATACCATACCTTTAAAAACACCTTATCTATATCTTGTACGACAGACAGGTCAAATTTATTATTATAATAAAGATACCAACTATATACTAAACCATCTAAAGCAGTTCTATCGGTAAGCATATTCTCATGCATAAACACATTAACAATATGCTCATTCATAATAAGACGCTGAGTATTACTATTACCATCTTCGTTAATAGGTAAACCATAACTCTTTACCCGTCGAGTTACTTCATTACATATTTCATAATCTTTAAAAAACTTTTCTGATCTCAACGCATTAAGTAAAGTTGTTTTACCTACAGATTGCGCACCAGTAATACCTATACGCATAAACCTTTTTCTTTCATAAAGAAGTTCCAAGCCGATAACGAAGTCATTTTTAGAGAAGCATAAACCTCATCTCTAGAATAATTTACATTACTAACTTCTACTGATTTCATAATATCACCAGCATCTAATTCTGCCGTACACCTATGTACAACACTGCCTATTATATTATATTTCTCCATTTCAAGCCATACTTTTTCTTGTGGATCTTTACCCTTTAACTCAGGGTAAATATTAATTGCTCCAGGATGCCCGTTATATACTTCATATTGTTCGCATATATCAGGCGGTAGAATCCGTAAGTAACCATGAAGACTAATAATGGTTTGGCTAATATTGTAAACACTTTGACTCCTAAAATAATTCATTAACAAATCATGCTTGGCAGACATTATTGTTACATCTAACTCTCTGACTCCAGAATTAAATTTAATTTTTTCTTCAAAGTTATTAGTAACAATTAAGTCAGGTTTACGTCCAAGTGATTTAGATAGTTCTACAATCTCTGAACCCGTTTGACTAAAAAAAGCAATCCAAATCATTTACCAAACCCCGTTACCTATAACGTAAGAACGGAAGCGGGCAATGTTAGCATATACCTTTCTCATCTGATCATCGGTAAGTTTAGAGTTGAGGAGTTCGATAAGCTTAATGGATTGCTTAGTAACCAACCCACCAGGCTCATACACAACACCAAGAATACCGTGAACCACAGGGCTGGAAGTATCGATTGTATCGATCCAATCAAACCCCAAACGGTAGAACATAAATTCGATCGGTAACGCACAACCCAATAAATGATGCGGTTTTTTAGTATTAATAATTCCATCTTCTAATAGCCTTGTTAAAGTTTGAATTCGTCCAAGCGTATAGCCCATCCATTTGTTAGGATGGGGACATACATCTAAGTAGTAAGAGTAATCAAAAGAAATAGCAATTTTATCTACATCGGCTGACCGATCCATAAACCGGTAACACTTTACTATTTCATCGTATGTTTTACCTTGCACAACCCCTATACACTTACCAGGCAAGTCATGATAGTTGGTTAAGAAATGCACAGCACTATCAATAGTACCGTGACTATCTTCTAATACATCGGGAATTATATATTCTGTAGGCTTTAGTTCATTAATGTAATGTGCATACCTCTCGGGATCAAATGACTTACCTAACTCAAAGATAGAGTTATCAAGTAAGACATGTCTGCCCATTGCTAAGGAATCTTTAAAGAACTGATAATACTCGGGTTCAGTATCAAATAAATGTACTAACGCATAATCATAGTCGTTATAACCACGAGAATGTTTAAGTAAGGAAAGAGGAGATTCATGACTAATTTTCATTGCAATTGTTCAATAATATTAATTGTTACCGGGACCCACATAACGACATCTCCATGCTTGGTTCTCTTTGCACGGAATTTATTTTCCTTAACGAATGTAAGCATCTCTTCTACATTATAGCGGTAAATAGATTTATTATCAACGTCTACACCGTATATTTGTTTAGCTGTTGTTGTAAATAACCAACCTGCACCATTCTTTCTGGTGTATAACTCAACACAGAGTCTTCCTTCATAATAATTAGACTTTACGTCAATAGCAATACCATCAACAATATAATCTATTTTAAGTTTAACTTGACTATAATGGTCATTCTTTTCTTCAATAGGAATATTGTTATTATTACAATACTTAACTACGATAGCTTCTCCTAGGTCACCCTTTGCACCACTTGCACCATAACGACCTTCGGAGTTAGCATACCAGGTCATATCAGCCTTTAATATACGACATAAATTCAGCACGACAATCGGGTTCATTCTTAAAGCAGCCACCCAATTTTGCAGTCATTGTATAAGAGTTATGATCCTCAACTCCTCTTGATTTTACGCAGTAATGTACCCCTTCAATTACAACAGCAACATCTTCTGTACCTAAAATAAAGCATAAAGAATGATATACCTGTTCGGCAATTCTTTTCTTAACTTGTGGTCTGCGTGCAAAGTATTCTACAATACGATTCATCTTAGATAGGCCTAGCACCTTACCTTTAGGGATATAGGCAATATGTGCTTTACCGTCGATAGTAACAAAATGATGTTCACAGTTAGACATCATTGTAATGTCTTTCTCTAAAACCATCTCATCGTAACCCATTTTATTCTCAATGACAGTTACCTTTGGAAAGTTTTCTGGTTTAAGTCCCCAGAAAATTTCATTGACAAACATCTTGGCAACACGCTTGGGTGTATCCATCAACGAGTCATCAGCTAAATCAAGACCTAGAGTCTCCATAATAGTAGTAAAATTCTTTTCAATTTTAGCAATTTTACGTTCGTCTTTGACCATTAACTTATCAAGTACAATAGGTGTATGTACACCTTTACTGATTAAATACTCTTCTACCTTATAGCCTAACTCGGCATCCGTCTTACCTTTTTGTAAACTCATTTATTATTCTCCGCTTTCTATTTGTATTAATTTTTCTATTTGATTAACTAAATTAACTAGTTCAGGCTCAGGGTTCTCACTCTCTCTTTTCTTTAGAAAGGGATAAGCTTTAAAAAGTAAGTGAAGATAGACCTGCTCGTACGTAAACTTTCTACTTACTTCCTCCATTATGTACCCCATTCGTTCTTAAACAAAGGTACTTGAAGTCGATCAGAATATCTCCAACCTTTCTTCATTGCAAGTTCTGCAACGTTTCTATTATTAAGAGCATAAACAGACTCAACACCTCCAACAGGCATTAAGTATACATGACCGTTAAAACCGGCTTTACGGTATTCATTGACAGCTTGTTCTGCCTCGGCTACATCGTATTTGGTTGCTACTACAAACTTTAAGTAAGCAGTACCAAACCATTCGTATGTAGTAATAATTTCTGGTCTAATTGCATCCTCCCATTTTTCACCTGATACAGATAACTTAGGTGAAATAGAAAAAGTAACCTCTCTTTTAGAAACTCTAGACCATTTACTAAGGTACGATCTAAACTCTGGTGTTAGTTCTTGAGTGCCATTAGTTTCAAATGTTATTTCTTTTAAACGTTCGTTACTTGGATGATCTAAAAGTTCAGGATATGATCTCTGCCAACCAAGTAATGGTTCACCACCGGTAATAACTAAATGTTCGTCTTCCCACCTTTTGTGAGGAAGTATACCCATAATTGTATGGGTAATACTATCAGTATCGAGTACAGGAGAAAGATGCTTAAAACGAACATCCCAGCTAGCATAAGAGTCACAGCCTGTACTGACCAAAGGAAGATCACCATACTCTTTGTAATTTTCTGCATTAATAGCAATAACATTTCTTTCATTACTCTTTTCTCCTTTAGGCATTCCAAAGCCATCACAGGTAAAATTACAACCAAACGTTCTAAGGAACACGCTTGGAACTCCCATATAGCGGCCCTCTCCTTGCACACTGTAAAAGAGCTCTGCTACCTTAATCTTTGACATTAAACTAACTCCTCAGCAATACCGAGTACCTCGGCGATAAAAAAAAGTAAGCCAGCAGTAATGAGACTACCGTATATTAATGCAAGGCTTGCAAAGATACGGAATCCGCTTTTAATAAAGCTAATTACTCGGTGGCGTTCGGGATTGGGGATATCATCAAGATCGAATTTGATCATTTATTACTCCTAGTGTTTTGGGATAGCTGGAAGGGCAGCTACATAGTTTACGTGGGATGGCACGGTACATTATATAGGCTCTTCATTAGGTTCGTCAACTGCGACCGGTATAGGGTCGTCAACATATCTACCAAAGGCCATCTTACGTTTCTTTTTAGGAAACAATACAACAGGTCCTTCGTATTTCCAGTTAGATATTTTTCGGGGAGATACTACAGTAGTAACTAATACGAAGTTTTCCCTAGAAGCTTTAGACTGCTTCCTAGCTTCATTGATATGCTGAAATAGCATTAGATCGTTGTTATCACTCTCGTAATAACCATCGGTTGCAAAACCTTCTTTATCTTTTATATAATAGTATACTTTAATCATACCCCATTATATACTACTATCTATTCTAAGTCAAGTGTACCTTCTGTGTCTTGTACCTTTTTCTTCTTAGAAGGTATAGTTCTTCTATCAATATCAATGAAATCTACCTGTTTTCTCACCATTTCCAGTAGAGAATTAGCAAATTCTTCATTACCTTCCGAATGTGCAAGAATAGAGTCTATATCGATGTTTTCTAGTAGTTTATACTTAGTTGCTTGCTGTTTCTTTTCTTTTTGAATTCTTCGTACAAAAGCAAAGAAAGTAATTTGTGTAAAGTATGCAAATGGATTCATACCTCGATCGGGATCAAACTTTTCTACCGCCGTAAGACAATTTTCGATACCATCTGATATCATATCGTCTTTAAACGTGTAATTAATAAAGTTTGCTTTATAAGAAAGATGGGTTGCAATCTTCAAGAAACACTCACCGACATATTCGGTGACTCTAGGTTTCTCTAGATTGTTTTCTTTGGCCTCCAGAACTTTTTTACGATATTCAACTAAAGCTTCGTAAAACTTTTTGTTGTCTACGTAATGGGCAGGCGCCTTCTTTTCAGTGGAGGGTTCTCGTGCTACTACTTGGCCTACTATCATCTTCATCATCCTCTTGGTTATCTAACATACTATAAAATTCTTCAAGGGCATCATCACCTTGTTCTTCCTCATACAATTCATTAACGGTTACTTCGTCTAATGACTTATAGCTAACAACATATTCCTTGTACTGTGTTTCTGCTTTTTCATATAAGTCAGTAGCTACAATCACCTGGCTTGAAGGAATTTTAATAACCCCATCCTTAGCCATTTTAATCCAAGGATGCATAATAAATGTCTCTATAATACCATTTCTATAAGGCATCCTTACAGACTTAATAACCACAGGATCATTTACATCGATAAACTTACTGTCAAACAAATTAGAGCAATCGTTATCGGTTGAAACGATAATGTCATCTCCATTAACAAGTTTTAAAAATTTACAATACATTAAAGGTCTACTTTTACTAGTTTGTAATCAAAATTTTCCTCGTTATACATTTTTATTCGTTCAATCATATGATGTAACGTATAGTTCTTTCTAGCTTTCCAAGTTAGATCATCCCCTATATCATATAAGTTACAATGTGTCTTAGCATCACCTTTTCTTAACCCCCTACCTACCGATTGTAAATTACGAATACGAGACTTAGTAGGTGAAGCAAAGATAATATTGTGAAGATTTCTAATATTTATGCCTGTAGAGAATGTACCGTAGGATGCAACAATAATAGCATCGTTTTCTGTCTCTGTAATCTTTCTAATATTTTCTCTTTGTTCGGTGTCAGTTCCCCCGTATACAAAAAATACTTTTCTATCGGTAACTTTGGCCTGAATCATATCAAATAGTATAGAGCCATGCTTTTCAACAAACTGAAATAGAACCAAAGAGTTACCAGTTTGTTTTAAGGCAAGGTTACGAATGAATTTATTTCTAGGCTCGTACCCACATAAAAAATCCATCTCATCAGGGTACTTATTATCTTTATTTAACTTCTTAACATCATCTGGGTACTGCAATACAATACCAAAGATCTTTAATTCGGCTAACTGATCGTTATCCATTAAATCTCTAGTAGTAGTTACCTTGTAAACTTGTCCAAACAAACCTTCAAGAACCAAACGATGAGTCTTAGCACCGTCTAACGTACCTGTAGTACCGATACGAAAGGGTGTATTAACCAATTTATGCATGATACCGGTCAAAGATTTAGCCTTAAACGTATGTGCCTCGTCTCCGTACACGCAATCAAAGCCTCCAAAAAACTTCTTTGGAAGATCATAGACCGATTGCCAAGTAGAAATAGTTATTGGAAGTAAATTTTCTTTACTGTGACCGGCATAAATTCTTGAACAGTTTTCAGATGCTTTCCATCCATTGTTTTGTGAATAAGATTGGAAGTCAGTATACATTTGTTCAACCAGCGAGGTTGTTGGTACAAGGAGTAATTGCTTTCGTCCGAATTTTTCATTCCATCTGATGAGACAGTATAGGATGAGAGACTTGCCTGAACCGGTAGGACTGAGTAACAACCTTCTCCCATCTTTGATTGCACGGTAGACGGCGTCGAGTTGATATTCACGGACAGAGGAATTATCGGGAAGATATAAGTTGAGCCCATCTACAAATTCTTTTATTAGTTCTAAAGTAACAGAATCAGATTGTTCGACATATTCTGTATAATCAATCTTATAATTGTTTACCTCGGCAAAGTGTTCAAGGTAACTTAATAAACCAACGTATAACTCTTTTGTAAACATTGAAAAAAGTCTAATTTTTCCATCCCAGACTTTATTACGAAATAAAGGGTGGAATTTAGCACCAGGGGCATCAAAAGAAAAATGATCGGTTAGTTCCTGGGCTACCCCAGGATCAGCTTGAACTGTAAGGTATACATTATTTTTCTTTTTAATTACAATATCGGTCATTACATCATGCCGTTGGTAAACTTAGACCACTCAATACCTGATTTAATATCCCAGGTACGTGAATTGATAGATCTTATAATTTGCTCTAAAGTATAGATTACAGTCTTATGGTATTCTATTTTATCTTGCCACTCAATTAAAATAGGATCACATTGCAGGAATTCTTCCATCTCGTTCTTTAATGGTTTATTGCCCTGGTACTGACCCCAACCTAGCTCATCCAATTCCCCTGCAGTCATCTCCCCTCTATAGTACCTATACTTTTGTAGTCTAGTACTGTAGTAAGAAGATTCTGCTTTACGTAATTGGAGTTTAGAGTTGCCAAGTATACTCAAATATTTAGAATGAAGAATAGGGACCCGAGTTGCTTCTGTTCCTAGGTTTAATTCGTCAATAGGAGCATCCTTGCCCCATTCTTCTTGTATTTGAGATAATTTCATAATATAGTAATGTTGTATTAATCAGGTAGATCTAATGTTAATACTTCATTAGGTAGTTTCGGTTCCTCTGACTGCGCTTCATTGAAATTAATAATGGCTTCAGGGTTACCTTGAAAGCAGAAATGGCCATAATGATTCAACGAAATAGATGGGTCAAGCCAAATATCTCCGCCAATTTCTTGCCAACGACGGCAGAATGTATAGTCTTCTGATAGGTAACGACGATCAACCGGATCAATACTAGTATCAAACATAGCATAAAAATGGTCTTTCAAACTTTCGTTGTTAATATTAACATCGTTGTTATACTTAAACTCAGGATAGGCTTTGATCATTTTGAGAATTGCTTCTCTCTTAATCATCATAAAACCAGTACCGGCATCATGAAGTTTAATGATACCGTTTTCTACTGCAATCGTTTT